GATGTAGGTAGCGATCATTTTTGCACCTTCTTGCGCCAAGATCTGACCAACACTCTTCAAGAAATCAGCGAATACTTCCTTGGCTGTTTTAGTGCCTTCTATCAAGCCCATTACGCCTGAAGTCATTGCATTGCCAACTGCATTGCCGATGCCTTGCGAGATATTTACTGCAACTGTGTGTAGATCTTTTAGTGAATCTTTCCCGCTCTTGATAAATTTATCAAGTGGCGTCTGGTTTAAAACTTTCTGAAATAAATTCATCTGCTCTTCTATTTGATCAGGCGTAATGCCTTCCATTCCTTTTAGTCGCTCACGCTCTCTTGCAATCTCAAGCTGGTTGAATTCTTCTTGTGTTATTAAGCCAAGTTCTAGCTTCCTGTCAACTAAAGATTGCTGCAGCTGGTCATCAAGCTTCTTCCTTACGTCCGCATCTTTTTTAGCATCATCTGCCAACATTTTGCCAATTTTTTGCCCTTCTTTCTTTAATTCATTTGTTATCCTAAGCTCTGTATTTGTTCTTATAACTTCTGCAGCTCTATTGATTTCCTCAGTAGTGCGATCGCCTACCATATCAGCAAGTTTGGCCTCAAGAGCTACTCGTTCATTTGCATGCTTAGCGTTCAATCGCTGAATTGAATTTTGCGCCTCGGACAATCTAAGTTGTTTTACAGTTTGAGCTTCAAGACGTTGAGCTTGCTCAATTCTGCGTGCTAACTCGTTCTTGCCAGAAGAATCATCTGAACCGTCTGATATGACTGGGTCGTACTTAAAATCTTCATTGCTTTCTGGCTTAAGAGTTTTCCTTACCCGCGTGACATTAGCAAGCTGTTTCTCGAGCCTTTTCAGCTTGTCTTCTGCCCTCATTCTGTCTCTGTTCTGAGCCGCTGCCCCTTGGCCTGTTCTGCCTGCAGGATTTTCCCTAATGATAGTTTTTTGCTCTCCTATTTGTCTTTTTAGTGTTGAAATTGCCTCTGCTTTTTGAGCACCAGTTGCTCCCTCCATGCCTCCAACTTTTACAATTCTCTCCATCTCCTCTCTCTGACCTTTCAATGCTCTTGTAATTGCATATATGCCTGCTGCAATTCCACCCGCAACAATAATCCCAGCAAAGATTGGGTTTAAGGCCAACACTCCAGTAAATGCTGCAGTCACAGTCGTTGCGGCTTTTATCGCACCTACTATCGCAAAAACGCCTTTTGCGATTAAGCCAAGCACACCTCCTGCGACCATTCCAGCTAACGCTACTACTATGATGTCTAGATTCTTGGCAACAGGAATTAAAGCTTTTGCCAGTGCCTTGGAAGCACTTATGGCCTTTGGCGTTATTTCAGTGATAAATTTGCCGAATATATCTTGAAACTGTGCGCCCACGTCCTTCAAGGCATTACCTACTCCTAGTTTCATATCGTCAAAAGCAACAGTTAAGCGTGCCCCTGCCTCCTCATTTGAACTTGCAATTTGTTTAGCAGTGCCGTCAAACTTTTCTCCCAATGCTTCTATAAATATCATCAATTCATTGAGTCCAACCGTGCCTGCCTTAAGGTTCTTTTGAAGCTCAGGCAGCGTCATATTGTTCGCCTTAGCGAACAGCGTCACGGCCCCAGGGAGGCGTTCGCCGAGTTGTCCTGAAAGTTCCTCGGCACTAACCTTGCCCTTCGAGAACACCTGTACCATCGCAGTGATGGCGCCTCGCACGTCCTCCGTTGAGCCACCAGTGGCTTTAATTGCTGCCGTTACGTTTTTAAATGTTGTTGCAGCATCCCCGACTGGACCTCCGGCTCCAGTTACAGCTGCCGTTAAACGTGTAATGCCAGCCACGGCCGCACCCTGAGGCACGTTGTAATCTCTAGTTGCTTGAGCGGCAGCATCTAATGCTCTTTTAAAATTTGACTGACTCAGTGATGCATTGTTTTCAACTTCAGTAACACCTTCTAAAGCAATTCTTAGCTTACCGATTTCAGCTGCATATTCAGCTGAAGCAGCCAATGCTTTTCTTATGCCACCAACCTGAGCGCCAATTGCAGCGCCAGCAAATGCTCCTTCAACCCCACCAAATGCACCTAATGCACCACCAATTGCACCTTCAGGACCACCAAAAATTCCACCAGAAATAATTGCGCCAGCAGTTTGGGTTACCCTGCGAGCGCCCATATTGCGACCACCGCCGGAACTTGGCGATTTACCCATCTCAGAATTAAGTTTATTAATGTCATTTGTCAGTTTCTTAAAAGCATTGCCCCCAATCTTTGCCTCATCTCTTAAAGCTTTGAGAGCTGTTATTTGAGCGTTTATGTTTGCAACACTTTTAACACTTGCACTCCCTTGAGCAAGTATTTCGTTGCGCAAGCCTTTTATATTTGGTCTTGCGCCAGCAGCGCCCATCTCCAGCCTTTTCAGGCTGCCCCTAAGTTTTTCAATTACAGCCTGACTGCCGGCATCCTTAAACTTAAGCTCAATGGAAAGCTTTTCAACTGGCCTTGCCATCAGAGCGTTTCCTCAGTTCAGAAAGGGCTGTTGCCTCCAAAATTTGAAGGCGCTCCAGCACGTCGCAGCGGTCCTCCACATTGTAGAGGTCAAATAAGCCACCGCTACACAGCAGCACCTCATACTTCAACCCAACGTATCCAGCCATAGACACTGACCACTGCGTCTGCATGCGTACCAGCATCATTACTGCTTCCCAGTTTTCTTCCCATACGTCAAAGTCCTCAACTACTTCTGTCTTCTTCTTTGGCCAAGAAAGCCCAAAGGCAGCAGCATCTGACTCAGTCTTATCTTCTATCTTTTTGCCACCATTCACCCAATAAATGGCAGCATCTCTTAGTTTCCCAGTTCAGCCTCATTGTAAGTAGCAGTATATGCGCTGATTACGCCTTTAATCCAATAAGGATCATCGGCCAGCTCAGTGACATTTTTTGCATTAAAAGGAAGAGTTTTGCCACTCTCGTCTTCAATGCCTTCCCATCCCGAAAGAATCAATTTCAACAAGGTTTCCTCGTCTTCATCAACCATTTTTGTAATAACAGACCGAGACACTCGATTAAAAACAGCGATAAATTCATGCTTGTCGAATTTGCCAGGATTATTTTCACTCGGCTCCCTGACTTCAACAGGCCATTTGAAGGTTTTTACTTTCTTGCGAACAAAAGCCATTAGATAAATCGGTAAGCCTATTCAGCATACACAAAATAAGAGAGCCTGCAAAGGCTCTCCAATAGTGCAATTGTCCACGTCTTAGGTGTAGATCAAATCAAACTCAGTGTTTGCAGCCGAGTCCGGAACGCAGGTGTAAGGGATCTCAAGCATGGCAATGCCGTCAGAATCGCCATAAGACACATCACCCAGATCCACCTTGCTTGAAGTGAACTGAACAATGTTGCCTGCAGTGCTGCCATGAGTGAATTGCAAATTCCCTAGTGCGGCGTCATCATCTGCAGCAGACGCAAAGTAATCTTTTGCTGCCATGAGCACTGCCTCGATAGAAACTGAGCCAGTGGCGGCACGATTCGTGATCAAGACTTCCTTGCCAGCTCCAATTAGCTCGCGATAAACAATCTCGTTTCCTAGCTCAAAAGAGAAGCTTTGAAGATTGCCTGAATAAGACAGCAGCTGGAAGCTACTAGTGTTGCCATTTTTGAACAGCAACGGGTCAGCCTGGTTGGCGTAAGTTGGCGTCAACAACGCACTATCGTCCGGAGCATTGTAGATACCAGTGAACGAGAAATCCAACGTAGGAATTTCGCCTACAGAAGCTGCGATTGCAACACTGCCTCTGCAGCCCGTCATCTTATGGCGTACACCATCAATCAAGTAATGAATGGTGACCGACTCAAAGGCAGAGCTGACAGGGTCGTAGGTGACGCTTGTACCAGCGGCAATAGTCTCAGCAAGACCACAGGCCTTAAGTGCTTTGCCGTACTGAGGGGCAGTTCCAGCCGCGCCGGAACCGGCAAGCTCAACACTAAAAGTGCATTCGACACGAGTGTTGGCCAGCAGCTGAGGAGATGCACCCAAGTAAGGGCGAATCAAGTCTCGGCTGACTACATCACTGCTCTGAGGCGTAATGTTCAGATCCCTTACCAAGACTGCGTCGGCTCCGGTCGGAGTTGGATCGGTTCCGTAGCTCGACTCTGTCTCGATCAAGATCAGGCGTTTGCGTAGTAGCAGTGCCATCGGATGCTTCCTTTAATTCTTGAGGTGGCTGCGTCCGCGAGATCAAAGTGCGTACGCCTGTTTCAGGGTCAAGAAGGTAAGTCCCGCCTTGACCGCTGTGTTCGTCCATCATGCTAAGTCGGAGGGGTGCTTAGGTTTCAGCGTAGCTCTATGTTTTTACTGCGTTAAATCAGCTACTTGAGAGCGATACCTAATTTCGTATTCACAAAGGATGACACCAGCAGGCTGGTCGGCTTCTACCAGTTGAAACGTCGTCTGTGCTGGTTGAATATCTATTGCTTGACCTCCAAGAGTTAAATCTGACATAAGCTTTGAATGCAAGCTTTCAATAGTGTCGTCAGCAGCTTGATCTGGAACGGTGGATCGCTCAATGACGACTATGCGAATGCGTAAAGTCCAGTCCAGTGTCGGAAGGCTCGTGTTTTGCTCTGGAGTGTCACTGACTGGCTCGACAATAATTGCAGGTGACTCGCCTCGACTCAGAGGGTCGACTCGACTTCGATAGATCCGTGTCCCTACACCAGCAGTCCCTGTTAAAGCAGTCTTGACAGCGGCCAAGATGTTTTCACGCTTAGTCGTCATATCTAGTCCTTCATAAGCATCACACGCATAATTTTACCGTCGTCAAGCAGCATTGGTTCTCGTACCGTATAAGCGACACCATCCACAGTCATTGCGCTTCCATTCGTGACTGTTGAAAAATCAGACGTTTTGACCACGACTGCATAGTCAGTCGTCAACACAACGCCATCAGCAATAATCTCATTTGGTGATTCAAAGTACCCAACCCCAGTAGTGGAGCCAAAAACTACAGGCACAGTAAATCCCGGTGTATCGAAAAAAGCGTCGAGATCTTCAGTGAACGAGAGTGCCATATGAAAAAACCCCCGGATGACCGGGGGCAAAAATCAGGATCAGTTGTACTTCTTGCGGCCCAAGGCAGTGACGCTTACAGCACCTGCACCTGTACCACCAGCAACGGTGATGACAGCACGGGCATAACGCTTGATCTCATCGGTGTTAACGGTGAGAGTCTCGACTAGAGCTGTGTTGGCGGTAGTCGTAGTAAAAGCAGCATCAGTCACATCAGCGAAAGTGCTGTTGTCAGCCGAGTCCTGCACCTTGACTGCGTAGGTGATGCCTGAGCCGCCAGCTTCAGCATCCAGAATCAAAGTGATGTCGCCTTCATAGTCCAGAAGGTCAACCCCTGTTTCGTTGCCAGTTGCAGTGACAACGTCATTAGGGGCAAAAGACAGGACGGTCAAAGTCCGTCGTGTGTTGCCGATGCTCATTCCTTAGTCCTCTTGCGAGTAGTGGGCTTTTTGGGGGGGCAAGAAGGTGCCTCTTCCTCTACCGGAGGTTTGGCGGGGCAAGCGACAGCTTCCTGTTGATGCTCAATGGCTTTACCGAGACCGATAAGGGTCACAGCAGCACTGTTCTCGACTTCCAAAATGGAGCCCGCGTCAGCA